ATGATAATCTGAAGCGAGGCTTTCTTCTCCGGCTGCATTAACCTGCGTTACCACAAACGCCACAGAAGAATTGCTCGCATTCATAACAGAAGAACTAAAACCGCTCGGTTGAACAAGTACGGAACTGAAGTTAACATTTTCCAAAACCCAATCCGCAGAGTCATTACGAATAAGACTCTTTGGTTTATATAAAGGATGGGTAAGTCTAATCACATCACGTATCTGGTTCCAGTAAAGTTCTTCAATATGCTCAGCCTGATACGGAGACTCCACTGTATAAACTCGAGCCGCTGTGCCGCCTGAAACATAAGTAGTGAAACTTGTAGTGTTAATTGCGTTACCGTAAACATCACGAAGCTCAAATGTATTATCTGTTAACTTCGTTAAACGAACTGTGTACCCAGCAAGTTCAGTCATTTGACCGATAGCCGTAAACTTAATCCAATCATCAGTAATGAAGCCGTGATTAGTTATTTCCATAACGCCAGTATTGGCTTTAGTTATAGAAACTATTGTTTTATTTTCTTCTAAAACATACGCCTTGTCTTGAACAAAACGAATATAACCTTTTCCCATCATAATAATGTTAGTATTTTCGATTGTTGATGAGTATTTGAAGGGATAAATTTTAACCGGAAACTCATCGTGCATTATAAAATCAAGAAATTCAAACCCCGGAGAAGTTGAAATACCCCCATGATAATCTACGAACCAGTTTTCTGCTATTGCAAGCGACACATCGTGCTTAGAAAGGTCTGCCCGACCGTAATAGCTCGGGGAAACCTCTCCGCCTACAAGGGCAAATTTAACAAGATCAATCGTCACTTAAAACGCCCCTAACAAACTCAACAGCGGCCCATTTTGATAAATAAATCTCGAAGGGGTAGTTCCACTAAACGCACCACGTGCGAGTAACCAATCCGGCATACTGTCATATTCAACTTGGTTTTCATTTGCCGTTGCTATACGTGCTTGAAGAACATAATTATTAGCAGTATCGAGAACTTTTTGTGCGCGTCCCGCCTTGCCGTGAAGGTTCATTGCGATATGGGCACTCAGCATGTGTGCCATAGCCATGTAAAGGCTTACGTCCCAGGCCGGGGGCACAGTTTGATCTTTCGTATAAATTAAAACCGGAACTTCGGTGTTGCTGTAAAGCACAGCTTGCCCATCATCATCGCCGAGAAGAAAACTTTCAAAATTTTCCAAAAATCTTGGGTATATAAAATCAGAAGGTAAACTGTGCTTATAAAGCCAGGGCGGTTCTGGATCGCCAGCTGCCCAAGTCACATCAAAATTTCGTTCTGAGATTAAAGCTGGAAGACTCGTTGCACGACAACTTGCCCACGGTGCGGAACGGAGTACTGATCTACGAACAACCTTGTACCAAAGATTGCACGTTTCAGACTCTTTCGAGTTTTCATCAATTGCTGAAATTTTAGAGCGGGTTCCCGCCGCGCTTAAAGCCAGATTATAAAGTTCAACTTGACTTTCTGACATGGCAGGAACCCCAGTTCGTTACTTGTTTACGCCTACATCTTTGCTGTCGCTCTTCTTTGTTCCACCAAGCTGGCTGAGCGCAACCGGCTCTTGCTTGGAGTTGTGAAGAAGGTCTCCGGGCATTGCCGGGCCTTTCGCAGTCCACTCATGGGCATCAACCGGCAGCATATGGAAAGGAGCGTCCTCACCTTTTTCTGCCGCAGCGGCCAGGGCTTTTGCGTTTTCCTTAGAATACAACTTCACGGGCACCCCATTGAGGTTATCGGGGATTTCGTTACCGTTGAGATCGCGCTCATAGAGCGTGCCACCAAGAAACATATTACGACGCAATGCTACTTTCATGTTAGTTTACTCCATCGGCGATAGCTGCCCATTTTGCTGGTTCATGCGTTAGAAAAGCTGTCGCAGCTCCGGCAGTGAGTGCCGCAGTACCCGTAACCTGTAGAACACCAAGATACCGCTCATAAGTGCCCCAAGGGATTTGGATCATTATAGCGCGATAACCTGCAACCAAGGTTGCCTTTGGAATAGCCGCCGTTGCGAAATGCACGGTAGCCGTTCCGTCCGCCGCGATAGCAGCTTGCGCGTCCGATGCAAACTGGAACTGCACGGTAGCAGAACCATCTGAAAGGACGGCTGTTGATATGCGAATAACAAGGAACAAGTCCTCGCCATTCCCAATATCCTGACCAACCAAGCCGGTGTCGTAAACGTCACCAACGAGGTAAGTTCCTGCTGCACCCGTATTGAGCGCGGTTGCATCAAGGAACTGAGCGCGTTTATCCATAATCATAATTCATTGCTCCTTATTAAACGATACGGGCTTCGTCAGCAGCCAGAGCGTCAACACGACGAACCGGGATGCCATCGAAAGTTACAACCTTGCGGCCAGCGATAGACTCCATCGTCAAGGTGCTTTGCAGAACCTTGTTGACGAGCTGCTGACGGAACATTGAACGAACAGTACGGCTCACATAAAAAACGGGCCGACCAGCGTTAATGTTTGGTATCAGTTCGATTGCGCGAGTAAGCAAGTTTGCCAAATCGCCACCGGTTGTGTAGTCCTTGATAAGCAAAGACTTGTCAATGTTGGCGATACGCACGACATAACGCCAGTCGCGAACCGTAAGGCCAGCGTCGAGGCGATAGTGTGTACGATAAGCTTCCATGCGACCACCAGCGCCGTCAATAGACTCGATGGTAACTTGGCCCTTATCGGTTACTTGCAGTCCGGCTTTCGATCCCTTAGGAACAATACCGTGTACAGTTTGTGGACCCCAAACAACCAGCCAAATTGAGCTGTTATCGTTGCCCGTTCCACCCGCGTCAATGATGTTCTCACCGTTACCTGCGGAAAGCAAGTTAAAGCGAGGAGCAAGGCCGGTAAACCGTTCAGGGTTCACAGACTCATCACCGTAGAACAGGGCAGAAGTGAGAGCCTGATTGATACCCTCGATATGCGCGCGATCTTCAAGCAATCGGTATTCAGCGGCATTGCCGTTGAGGTCCGCGAGTGCCTTGTCGATTTCGGCATAAGCTTCAAGCATACCACAAGAGTCAGTGACTTGAACAGTCGTACCCTTGTTAGGCTGAACGCCTTGATAAAGCTTACGCCAGGTTGGTGCAGGAAGTCCGGCACGAATTGTAGTACGGTTTCCGGTAATCAAGTTACCTTCCATGTACGACATATCGTCTAGGATTTCATTTTGCAGGTTTAGAATTTCGACCACATCAGCAATTTTGCCGCCGGGATCGCTTGCTTTGGCCAAATCCAACAAGGTTGGATTGACAGTTGAAAGTGTAGCCATGTTAGCTCCTTAAGTTTAAGTTTTATCGTATATGCGTTGAGCAATAGACTGGGCTGCGACATTGGGCTGTCCGGCTGGAAGCGGCGATCCCTCGATCAAATCCTGACTAATGTTATTTATCCACTTAATAAACGAAGGATGATTACCAGCGCCCGTGAAGTCAAGAACCTGCTTCAAGTCCGCTATATCTTTTCCATAGGTGTCACGCATAAATGCAACTCTACCCATAACCGCCGGTGTTTTATCGCCGCCGATATTAGGATCAGAGTTTACTAATGCCTTCCACTCATCCTGTGTCTTGGTCCAATTTGCGGTATCCCTCTCGGAAGCGCTTTTCATAAACCCAGTTTGCAGGCCTACAAGTTTGGCAGCCACATCACGTGGAATGCCAGCCTCATTCACAATAGCGGTAAAGTCTTTAACCACCGCCGGATCAACTTGCATTCCATCAGGAATACTAATTTCTTCAATCTTGAAAGGAGTGAGCTTGGTATCGTTAGCCTCACCTTTGGCCTTATCTTCATCGGCCTTTTTATCCGCAGCCTCTTTAGCAGCTTTATCGTCGACAACCTTTTTATCGAAAACATCTTTATCACGCTGGTTGTCAGCCTCGGACTTTGCAGGGTCCGATTTGAACTCGGCGGGCGTAGCGATCAAAACCGCAGCATCGGCAGCAGCTTTAGCGGCAACCTGCTCAGCGGTAGGTTGATCTCCGGCGGCGCTCATTAACGAGGCAGGTTCACTAAGACTC